TTGATTTACATAACTTCCTTTGTAATGTTTAATCATATCTCGCTGATACTCTACCTCTGCCATATGTTCAGCAAAGGTAGTATCAGTTTCAGCTAGATAATTTATTTCATTATCTATATCCATATTACTTACTTTCTAATTGTAAGAATTGTTTAGGTGCAGCTACTGGTATACCAGAAGTTTTAAATGTTTGACCTAAATGACTCCATACATCTTTTATATCTCTACCAGAATATAAAACATTTTTAGCCTGTTCTTCAAGTAAATCTAAATCATGTTTTACTTTAAATTTAGGTAGTTTTTCTACTGCTTGTTTAGTTTCTTGCTTACAAGCTTTAGTTAAATAATGTTCTATATTATCATAATCTTTAATTTCTATAGACATTGTATCATTATAGTTACCTTTCCATCCTCTTATAGAAGACCATGAGTTTAACTTAGACTCAAGCTTACCAGCTGCTGTTTGTTTAGCTGAATATAATTTAGCTTCATAAGATTCTTTTTGAGAAACAAACTTTTTAAGTTTATCTTCTGCTTCTTTGAAAGCTTTAATTTCAGCTTTAAGACCTAACTTTTCAACAAACGATTTATAATTTTTATCAGTTTGTTTTTGAGTAGCAGCTTCTATTTCTGACTCAATGTTTTGTCTTCTATTTCTAAACTTATCATGTATAAGTGTATCAATGTAGTTTAGTTCATTGCTTCTTATTGGTTTCATTTTTACCTTTCTTTTTTGGTTTAGTTGTTTTATTGGTAACAATTTTTTGATTAGCAAAACTATTAACCCAATTCATATATTCTTTTAGTTCTTTTTTAGTCATCAAACATTTTTCCTCCAAAACCTTTGTCTTCGTATTGTTCAAATGTTTCGTTAGCTTCAACATTATATGATCCATCTTTTGTTGATACAACAACATCACCATGAACATGACCTTCAAATGCAAATGATCCCCATTCTTCTAAGAATCCAAAATCATACCATTTGTTCATTAACCAACCTTCAGTTAATTTAACTTCAGAATAGTTAGTTTGTGTATGTTCAAATACTTGAGTGATTTTGTCTTTACCTTTTGTAAAGGTGTACTCTAATGGAATGTAGTTAACAATCCAACCTGTTGGAGCATATTTATTAATATCTTTAACTTTGATTACATTTTTATTTTTATCTTGAAATAAAAAATCTCCATCAAAACCACCTTCATCATGACCACCTTCAAAATGTAGTGATATATAATGTATTCCATCTTCATACATTTTTTTGTAAATGTCTTTTAAAGGTAATGCGTTTTTCTTTTTTATAGATAAAGCAAACTTTTCACCTTTTCTGTATTCTTCATACCATTTGTCGTTGTTAGTTGGTAAACTTATAAATTCTCCAACTAAATTAATTGTTTCTGCTATCATAACTTATGTTGTCCTTTCCGCATCCATGATGCTATTCTTATGTTTTTACACCAATCATCAAAGCTAGGAATAAATCCTAAATCTTCGATAATATGTTTTTCTACAATTAGTCTTACTGGAATAGCTTTGTTATCACTATTCATGATAGTATGACCAAATTCTTTTTCGGCAGCAAAACAGCCTTCGGCATGATGTCTTAATGATCTATGTGCAAAATGCGTAGTTAACTTTTTGCTTTCATCCATCCAATCATGTATAGGTTGGTAATCTTTTGGTTTACCTCCCCATTTTTTTACTGATGATACCGAATGATAATAACAGTTAGCCATTAATTTCCTTTCATTGCATTAATCTCATCTTCAGTTAATACTTTTGGTTTAAACTTTTGTTTTTGAACAATAGCAACAGATCCAACTATTTTGTCGCCTGGCAAGGGAACTCTATTAGTTCTTTCTGTCCAAGCATACCAAGCTTTAGTTGCTCTTTTGTTTGGGTAGTTTAAATTATTAAACTTACCTTCTTCGTCTATGTGCATTTCAAATGTACCTAATTCTTCGGTATAACCTTTTGTAATTTCAATTAATTCACATCCTATTAATGGATATAAATCTTTAAATGTAGGTTTGTTTTTAAACACATGAATGTCTTCATTGTCATTATCTTTCCATAATATTACATTATACATTTTTATCCTTTGTTATTGTTTGTTTAATAAATTTTACATAGTGATTACAAATATCTATAATTAAGCCAGTGAAGTATAAACCCCAGCTTAATCCAGATAATATGGCTATTAAAATATATTTTAAAAAACCAAAAAACTTAGGTATTACCCCTTCTACATTTGTGCGTAGAGTTTTTGCTTTTTCTTTGATAACGGACATCATATAGCTATACCTTTCATAGTTATTTCTTTCTTTCTGTTATAAAGCTATCTCATTTCTTGGGATAGCTATGTGCGTTGCTTAATCCCCACAGTGCAACGCAACTGTGTGTTTATCGTAGAAGCAGGGAGCAGTAATGAACTGACTAATCTTCTACGCTAGGATTCTCTAATTCATACAATGCTACTAAATGCTTTAATCTTTCATTAAGTTTATAACATTTAATATCTTTAGTATTTTTATAAGCTAATGCTTCTTGTTCAAGAAAGTATAGTTTTAATATTTCTAATAAATCAAATATTTCTTTAGAACTTATCTTGATGTCTAGATACTTTGTAGTCGTATCTTGCTTCTTCTGCATTTGCTCTATGCTCCTCTATGTCGCCTGGTGAATCTACTCCTAGTCTAGTTATACCAGAAATAAATTCATCCATTTCAATTCTGCATTCTGCATAATCAAATTGCAACTTGGCTAATTCATCTATTATATGTTGTTTGTATGCTGTCATTTACTCCACCATTGTGTTTTAGTTTCTTCATTCTTAACAATTTTGTAAGGTAATTCAACCTTGTTTGGCATATGCTTTGATATAGCAAATACACAACCTAGAATGATTCTAATTGGCAACATAATTGCAACCCAAATCCATTTGGCAGCAACATTCATTAACCAGTTTTGTAGTTTATTTAACATAGTATTCTCCTTTGTTTTATTGTTATATTATTTTGGCACAGGTATATTACCTAATTTTTGAGCCATAAGCATAACAGCTATCTTAGTTTCACTAGCTGTTAATAAATCATACATAGACAATTTATATAAGATTTCACATTCTCTATCTGTAAAATCATATTCTATTGAATCCATTAACTTATATTTTAATTGATCAATTTCATGTCTAGTTATATTTAGTTCTTCTAATATATTCATATTATATCCTTATGTTAGAATTTCGGCAGCAACGCCCAATGATTTTCAACGCCGAACGTTTTTGAAAATTGGCTTTAACGATAAAAAAAACCCAGTACCCTGTTAAGAGTACCGGGTTTAATTGTTTATTATTACTTACCTAGAGCTTCTTTTAGTCTAGTCATATTGTATTCTTTCATCTGCTTAGTAACATCTTTGGCAGGTGTTTTGCTTTGAGGCATAAACTTCTTACCAAATGTAACTTCATAGCATATATGAAACTCATTCAATATAGACTCAGCTCTTTTGATATTAATCTCTTGAGCATCTCGTCTAAAGATTAACTTGTCAACATTTAGCTTAGTAATTTCATTACCAACATCTTCACGCAACGCAGTCTTCATAAGATCTTTTGTCTTATCTAGACTTTTGATACATTGCTCATGATGTCTTTGGAATACACCAATAATACTATTAGCATTCCATTCAGCCAACATTGCCCAATCTTGATGATCTGCAAATGGTGAGATAACTGTATTGAAAAAGGTTTTAATACCACCTTTCATATCAACACAATCTAACACATCTTCCATATCACCTAATCTACTATCTGAGTAGTCTTGTTGATTTAATTCACTAGCCATCATATCTAACTCCTTTTGTTATATTATTAATTTCGCTATCTATTTCACTAACTTTATCATAGTCAGCTTTCATTATAGCTTCTTCTTTCAACACTGATAACTCAACAACTCTTTTCTTATCGTGTTCATCTGTTATCAACTCATAGTATTTAACATAGTCCATTGTAACCTTTCTGTTATCGTTTATTATATAACCGACATGGCATAACTCATGTGGTTAAGGTGTGCAGTCATCATGAGGCAAAGCTTAATGACACAGTGCGACACAGCGCACCCGAAGGGGAATCACCTTTAGGTGAGGCGCTGATGTCCCTTGCACTGTTCATTAAGGCAAACTCATGATACAAGCACATTAAGCCACGTGTGTGGGGGGGACCCATAGCAGTACTGAGTAACGCAGAAAAGCGTTTAAGCTTTTCGAGTAACGCAAGGGTTTCTCTTTTTCCCAATAGCGTTTGATAGTGCTTAGGAAATCGTTTACGATTTGCCTTTGCAATATCATTAGCGATTAGGCTAACGACCTTAGGAGTTAGACTTATGAGAAAACTGCGTATGGGGTGGAGAGTATGGGCTTTGCCCATTCATTCACTTGCGACCAGGATCGTTACCCTTTAGGGACAAGACCGAAGGGCTTGGGTGCTTTAGCACTAGAGCCTGTAAGTCGCCATACAAGATATAGTTATGTGAGTTTGATATTATACTAAAGTTCTGTTATTTCTCTTGACACAATGAAATTAAATATCTACGTACCTATAAGGGTAGAATAAATAAGTGTTATGAAAGACGATCTTACAGATAAACAACGAGCCTTAGTAGATACAATCGTAGCTACTGGGTGTAGTATAACTGAAGCTGCTAAAACAGCAGGATATTCAACGAATGTTAGCAAAGATTCAGCGAGAGTAAGTGCTTCTCGCACACTACGTTTACCAAAGGTACAACAGTATATGCAACAACGTGTGGCACAAACTCTTGGACTTGGCGCAGTAAGTGCGAGTAAAAGACTTATCGAGCTATCCACAGGGGCTAAGAGTGAATACGTTCAACTAGAAGCTAGTAGAGATATTCTCGATAGAGTAGGGTTGAGAGCACCAGATAAGGTATCTCACAACATACAGGGGGATATTAAGATTAATATTGATTTAACGTGAGGCGTTGGTATGCACCCACTCCACGTAGACTCAGAGAGTCGGAGGGTGGGGGCAAAAATCATCAGCCATAGCTGACGAGGCGTATCTCACAGACAACAGGGTTCAAAAAGGTAAACATGGCAAAACAGAAGTTCACACATTTCATACCAAGAGATAAGCCTAAGAAAAGAAAAGGCGTTCATACAAAGAGTCAGAACAAATCAGCCAAAAGGCAGAAGAAACAAACTAGGTACAAAGGACAAGGGCGTTAGCTTTGTTAAGTGCGTTTCAAAAATTTTTTTAGTTCTATAAGGTTCTCCCTTCCATTAAACAAAAGGAGAGAACATGAATTACAAAGTAAACATATGGCAAGATGACACTCTCAAAAGAGAGATTGTATATTCAGCAGAAAATGATATACAAGCAATACAGATGGCAAGTGCTGCAACACCAGATGGATGCAGATCAACATACGAACAAGTAATGGAGGAACAATGCCCTACGGAAAAGGAACCTACGGTTCAAAAAAAGGAAGACCTGCTGCAAAAAGCAAGTTAAGTTCAAAACAAAAAACATTACCAGATGCTTTGAAAAAAAAGATCATTGCTAAAATGAAAAAGAAGTAATGGCGACAAAGAAAGAAAAAGAACATATGAGGTGGGTGGCTGAGCTTGGCTGCTATGTTTGCGAAAGACCAGCTAACCTACATCATATAAGACCCCCTGGAACTGGCATAGGAAGGCGTACAAGCCACTTCCACGTAATTCCGTTATGTCATGACCATCATCAAGGAAACTTCTCTATACACATGGCTAAGAAGGCATTTGAAGAAAAGTATGGTAAAGAAGAAGAAATCTTGCAAATAGTATTAGAAAGGGTAGAAGAATTAAAATGTCGTTCCTCAATAATTTAAGTTTAAAAGATAGAAACAGATTAAGAGCTATTGTAAAAAAAACACATCTTAAACATTATCCAACACATATGATAACAGACTATGAAGCTGATAAACTTGTAGAAGCTTTTGGTGAGGAAACAATATACAATCTGTTAAAAGCAAATGTTGGTGTAAATGTCGATTAATTTTAAATACAAACCAGAAGGTGATACCTTAAAAAAATTCATGAAGTCTGATGACTTCTTTAGAGGACTTCGTGGGCCAGTAGGATCTGGTAAGTCAGTTGCTTGTTGTATTGAAATCTTTAGAAGATCTTTATTACAACAGAAGAATGCAGAAGGTAAAAGAAAATCTAGATGGGCTGTAATTAGAAATACAAATCCACAGCTTAGAACTACAACAATCAAAACATGGTTAGATTGGTTTCCAGAAGATACTTGGGGTAACTTCGCCTGGAGCGTTCCTTATACTCATAGAATCTTAGTTGGTGAACTTGATGTAGAAGTTATCTTCTTAGCTCTTGATAGACCAGAAGATGTTAAGAAATTACTATCATTAGAATTGACTGGCGTTTGGGTTAATGAAGCAAGAGAAATACCCAAATCAATTATAGATGCTTGTACTATGAGGGTAGGAAGATTTCCTAGTATGAGAGAAGGTGGAGCTAGTTGGTATGGAGTTATAGCTGATACCAATGCACCAGAAGAAGATCACTGGTGGCCGATTATGGCAGCAGATGTACCAGTACCAGACCACATCTCTCGAGATGAAGCTTTAATGTTAATCAAACCAGACAACTGGAGTTTCTATACACAACCCCCTGCTTTGCTAGAAAACAAAGGAAAGGATGGATTTATAACTGGTTATGAAGATAACAAAAAATCAGAAAATAAAAAAAACCTAACCGAAAAATATTATGAAAATATTATTAGAGGTAAAACAAAAGGATGGATAGATGTTTATGTTTTAAATAAACTAGGATCTATTGAAGAAGGTAAACCTGTATATCACAGCTTCAAAGAAGAATTACACATTACAAAAAATAAAATAGATTTAATACCAGGACAACCAATATGGATTGGAGTTGACTTTGGATTAACTCCTGCTGCTGTCTTTGGTCAAAGAACTACAACAGGTAAATGGAATATTATAAATGAGCTTGTTTGTTTTGAGATGGGTGTAATAAGATTCTCAGAATTACTGAGAGGAGAGATTGCAAAATTATATAAAGGATATGAAGTTATGATCTATGGAGATCCTGCTGGAGATTTTAGATCACAAACAGATGAAAGAACTCCATTTCAAATTATGAGAAACTGTGGATTAAAAGCTATACCTGCACCATCTAATGATGTTGCTTTAAGAATAGAAGCTGTTGATTCTACACTATCTAGATTAGTAGATGGATCACCAGGATTTAATATGAGTACTGATTGTATCAATCTTAAAAAAGGTTTTAATGGTGGTTATCATTATAGAAGACTTCAAGTATCTGGAGATAGATATGATGAGAAACCATTAAAGAATAGATACTCTCACGTTCATGATGCTTTACAATATTTAATGATGGGAGCTGGTGAAGGTAGAACAATGATGTCTGGTAAAATACAAACACAGCCAACTGTTGCTAAGAAACAATGGGATGTATTTCAAAAGCCAGGTGCAAGTAAAAGGAAAGTATGGGACATATTCAAAAGGAATGGTTAGTATATTTTTACGAAGCAGACGAATATCCATATCCAGAATGGCTACAGTTTCTTAAAAAAGGTTTTAAACATTGTGGTGCTTTAAACTTTGATCCAGAAAAAAATGTATGGATTCATTTGGAATATACTCATGCAGGAATAAAACATAGTTTATTAACTGCAAAAGAACTTGAGAATATGTTATTCTATTTGAAAGACTATGAAGTATTAAGATGCCCAGAAAAAGAACAATGGCAGCTCTTTAGAATAAAAGATATGACCTGCGTTTCATTTATAATGCGTCTAATAGGATTTTATAAATGGTATATTCTTACACCTTATCAGCTTTATTGTGCGTTGATAAAAGCAGGATATAAGTCATTTAATGAAAAAATTAAGGATCCAAATGTCAAAAATTAAAAAGAAACAAAAGTCTGTACAAGAAATCATTGATGAAATGAGAGATCTTCATGAACAAGAAGATGATCTTTTAAGAGAGATGGAAGCTAATATGGGTTCGTTAACTTCTTATGATTTTGATGATATGGATGACGAGGAGTTATAATGGGTTCAGTATTTGGGAAACAACAAGATCCACCAGACAATTCAGCATTAGAAGCTGAGCTAGAAGCTAAAAGAAAAGAAGAAGAAGCAAGAGCTGCTGAATTACAAAAGCAACAAGAAACTTATAAAAGAAAAGTTGCTAAAGGAGTTATTGGTTCTAGATCTTTATTTGGTCAAGCAGGTGGTAGAGGTTTCTTTGGATAATGGTAGCAAAGGTTTATCAGAATCCAAAAGGTG